CCATTCATCTCGGTGTTCTGGGTTTTCTATGTACGCAATGGCTCTGTTTAAAAATTCATCGTAGTATTCGGCATAATCGTAATCATAGACCCGGTTCAGGAGGTGCACGGGTGGGTCGACGAGGAGTTCGAGTTCGCGCACCTCTGTCTCGAACGCCCAGTTAATCAGTTCCATCGCACCCGTTCCGGATTGTATGTAGCGAATCATGTCCGTGGTGAGCAGACCCCGACCCTGTTTCTTTTTCGCCCGGTTGTGCTTTGAAATACCAGCATTTATGTAGTCTTCACGTACTGATTTTTCTAGTATTAACTCCTGAAGTTCGAGAGGTAAGATGTCCCATAGTGATGTCGCCATACATTATATAGACATTTTACATATAGCTCGGAAAGAACGTTACAAATGAAAATACCGGGGAATGTTTATACGTGGTATTAAAATTTTGACAGGTCTCTCCGTGCGTATGATGCATAGCGCAGTTTTAAGTATATTCTTCGTGAGTTCACTTTTCACGAGGATCTCGCTATGGTCTATGAACTTTCGCGCGTTCGCGCGGTGCTTGTTGAGCACGCGTCGGATGGTCAGCGCCTTGTTTAAGGTGATGCGCGAACATTGGGTCGTGTCTAACACGAGTACGACGGGTTGTCTGTGCGACCACGCGTTCGTGAAGTACTGGTCGAGGTCCGTTTCCTCGGTGTTGTCCGTGATTCGCACGCGTACGGTCAGCATGTCGAAAAATGACGTCATTGGCCACCGTCGTTCGACATCACGAAGGGTCGTCAGACCTCTGAAATAGCGCACAGGTGCGTAGGTCTTTCCGTCACGCGCGCGCAACCCCTGATTTGGGTGTCTGACAGGGGGGTCATACTTATAGTTAATTTTTTTTACAACACCCCCAGATACATGGACACACACACACACACACACACACATCATGAAGGACATCGTACAACTTTTTGAAAATCTCAGTGAGGCTTACGCGGAACATGACGATGAAGGGCGTTCCGCATCTTTCGCGAGAGTCGCGGAATCTATCAAGTGTCTGAGGACCATCACGTGTGGCGCGGACATTGCGAATCTCCAAGGGGTTGGACAAAGTTCGGTGGACATCGTCGATGAATTTTTAGAGACGGGAAAGTGTGCCCGTCTCGAAGAACTCATGGATACGGAGATGAAGATACAGATGCGCACGAAACAACTCTTGGCGATGGACCGTCCGAACAATAAACACACCATGAAAGCGTTCGTGCTCGTGAAACACCCGTACGTGAAGACGTGCGCCAAGGCGGCGAAAGACCTCCTCAAGGGCGCGGACGTCCACGTCAAAGTGGCCCTCGCGGACCTCCTCAAGAGGGATGGATATCTTCCAGACTATGAAATTGAAGACATTCGTTGCGACACGTGCCACCACCACGGGTATGACGAGTGCGAGTGTGATGAAATCAGACTCGGGCGCCTTTTGTGGGCCCTAAATCCTTGACTACAAATCCTTCAAGAATGTAATGATAACTAATTTCTCAACCAATATAAATACAAATATGTCCGGCGAAGAATCAAGTATGTTTGTGGTCATGATGATTCTTTGTTCCTGTTCAATCGCCTTGACAGCCGGACTTGGTTACACATGCACTGGTGGGAGCTTCGGTCTAGATGACTTTGATATGGGCAAGTGTCTCGAACTTTTCCCAGAAGATACCTCAGGAGGTGGAGGTGGAGGTGGAGGTGGAGGTGGAGGTGGAGGTGGAGGTGGAGGTGGAGGTGGAGGTAGAGGAAGTCAAACCGTACCTGATAGTCAGGACCTCACCATTTGTGGCACACAATTCTTTTCAAATGAAAGTCGAACGTGTTTTACTGGAAGTGAACAAGTTGGTGTTCGTTGGGCGTGGTTGAACAGCGACACCGCGTCTTCGTGTAGAGATAAGGTTGCAAAATACCTCGTCGAAGTGTCATCCTCAATCGATAACCATAACACCAAGAAGATGTATAATGTTCTCGGTAAAGATGCAAATAGTGTTATTATTTCAGGTGCATCCTCCTTGATGACATCCGGTGGCAATGCTCAAAATGTTAAAATTTACATCACACCACTGGATGCAAGTGGGGCTAAAATTTCAGAGACTGCTGTTGCGGAAGTCGACACAGGCAGTTCCGACACAGATACGTGTGAGGCCATTGGAGGAACGGCGGTGCCATTTGCTGATTTTTTGCAGGTCACTGCGGGTGCTGCTGAAACTGGTGAAGGTTGCTCTGGTGGAACGTGGAGTCCACCTGGTCCGTGCATGGCAGATGACGGAGTCACCGAACTCACAGGTGAGGTCGGTAAGTGTGGGACGGGTAGCGCTTTACTCACACTTTCTGGCCAAACCCCGGCGTCTGCTGGTGGAAGTTGTCTCGTTGAAAAAAGGGAACGATGCACAAAACCATGTCCAGAGGAAACTCCCTCGGATTGTCTGTTAGCGAGGTTACCGAATGGGGAAATCAACTGGAACCCATACCCGGGAACACCAGACTATATTGATACATGTAAAACACAATGCAAAGCAAGTGGTGCAACGACTGAGCAAATCTTTGCATCTGCCGATGTTCTAGAAGATGCCGTCGGAACTGGTAATTGCTATTATACACAGACAACGACGTGCGAATGTCCAAGAGATTGTGTCGGACATTGGAACCCTACAGGCTCTGACCCAGCACGTAAGTGCACCACAAATCCGTCAGCGTGGGGGCCATTCGCTGTTTATGATAATAAGGAATATATTGTCGACACACCCGCAAATTCAACCGGTGAGTGTCCTAATAGAGGAAAACGAGCTAAAACTAGGGGTCGTATATATTATCTTTACAAAACTGGACCAACATCATATGGTGAGAGGGACCAGGAAATTAGTGCCGATGGCAGTCAAATCAGAGCCCCTGGTAATCCTTGGAGAAACTTAACAGATGAAAATCTTAGAATGTGTCCAGCAACCGAAACTATAGGTTAAAAAAATATTCACGTAATGTAAGACATGTCTAAATCGCTCACAGTCGGCATGGTTGCCGTGTGTGGCTTTTCAACGATAATCAGTTTTGGGTTAGGGTCATACACGTGCACCGGTGGAACTTTTGATTTTTCAAATGTCGAAAGTAGTTTGTGTTTGACCTGGCCAAAAAAAACTAAAGGAGGCGGAGGCGGGGGCGGAGGCGGAGGCGGAGGCGGAGGCGGAGGCACCCAAGACCCAGTTTTGTTTACAGGCGATTTTCCAGCCTCGGCACATTTTAGTGAATGTGATGGAGCAGTCACTATCACAAAAGAATGTAGAGAAGACCTTAACACCGGTAAAGGAAAGGTGGGCATCCGTTGGAACACTCTGATGTGTCAGGAGCATGTGTCGAAGTTTGCCATCGAGATATTATCTTCAGCTGATACCAATAAAAGATATCGATACATCACGGAAGTCTCTCCGAACAAAAATTCAATAATCATCGAGCTCGCCAGTAGCTTGTACAAAAATCATAACATGACAATTATTGTGACTCCGTTGGACCAGTATAACAAAAAATTATCCACAGGTACAGAAGTTGTTCTCGATAAAGAGTCGACATATGAGACATGTGATAGTATCGGAGGTACACCTGTGAGTTTTAATTGGTTCAAAGAAGTCACTGAACCCGCACCTGCCCCGGTGGACTGCACAGGTGGTTCTTGGAGTGCCCCTGGTTCTTGCATGGCTGATGATGGGCTCACAGTTTTGACCGGGGAACCCGGAAAATGTGGTGCGGGTATAACAAAAAGTATTCTCACGGGTTACACGCCTGCACAACATGGGGGTACTTGTAAAACACAGGAAGGTACGAGGTGTTATGTCCCATGTCCCAGCGAAACCCCATCGGATTGTGTGTTAGCGAAGTATCCCAACGATCACCCAACACGAGCTGGTCAACTTGCATGGAATCCCGCCCCGGGTACACCAGATTTCAATTATATGTGTTGCAACGTAGAACCTAAAGGTAGAGTCTTCCAATCCGTGGATATTTTCGAAGACGCTCAAGGCACAGGAAATTGTCAATACACACAGGAAGTCACGTGCGCATGTCCGTAAACTACGTCGCGGTTTACGTCTTCATTTAAATTTTTATTCTTTTTTGCGCGTAGTAAAAACGTATCAACGAGTTGACGTCGACACGCGTCGGATAATATATTTTCGACGACAACGAATCCTTCACCTCTTCTGACGAGACCATTTGAATTCACGTCACAAGATATGTTTATGTCATCGACACGTTTTTTATACATGAACAAATGAATGACCATTAAAAGTACAATCAGTATCACGAGTGGTATGAATTGAGATTATTAATTTCCAAAGGCGATGCCACCCATGCCATCGCGAATGCGCAACACGTTCATGTTCACGCCATAGGCGCGAGTGATGCCACCGGCGCCACCGGTGGGCGATGCGAGCTTGAGACGCGCCGTATCGATGCGCGAAAAGTTCAGGGAGCCCGTCATTTGAGTCTTGTTCAGTGCGAGAGAGAACGGCCACGTGTACAACGGAAGCGTGTCCAAGACGTCATCCGGGAGCGACGTCGTGTGCATCTCGGGAACGATAGTGTGGTGGTACAGCGCGGACGTTCCATCGAACAGCGGCGTGCCGTTGATGTACAACGTGCTCTCGGCGAACGTGTACTTGGACGCCCAGTTGCTCGTGCCAGTCTTCGAGGAGATGACGTGCACCGCGCGCGTCGGGTGGTTGAAATACGTGAGGTCGACTTCGGTGTCGGTCTCGTTCATCATCTGGAATTGGACCTGGTTGATGAGCAACTTTTGTTCGTTCTCGACGAAGAACTTGCGTTCGTCGGTGTCGACGAAAACGAACTGCGCGTACACCTTCGGCGTCGCCGACGGCGTGAAACCCGAGCGGCACTTGATGCGCACTTCCACCTGGTGGTTCGCGAGGGCGACGAGCGGGAGCGACTTTGTCCAGTCCTCGGTGAAGAAGAACGGAATCATGTAGTGCCCGGCGTTGGAACCACCGCTGTCCACCGCGTTCGGCTTAACCTCCGACGTCGTCACCGCCATGGACGACTTCGCACCATCGGGGCGGTACAAGACGTTGTGCACACCCTGGATGTAGAGCGAGTCGAGGCGGCACACTTCTTGGCCACCGATCCAAAGGGAGAATTCCGTCGGGTCGACGGCTTCGTTGAAGAACCCCGTGCTTCCACTCACGGCGCCAATGTCGGGGGCTTCCACCCAAAGATAGGACAGGAGGTCACCTTTGCTGCGAATCGGAATCGTGACCTCATTGTTCGACGCGAAGGTGCCGATATAGTCGAGACGTTCGGGCTTGGTTGCGAAGTTCGTATAACGCTTGTAGTTTTGTCTAAAAAAACTCACTTCAGGGTTCGAGGTCGTGTAGGTGTCCTGGACGCCTCGGCTGACCAATTCAATCAAAGCCGCAGACATTGTATTGTTTACTATATAAAACATATTAAAATTTTGAGTGAGATTATAACACATGGTGGTTTTTCAGGCGCTGACGTGGGAAGCACGGGATGACGAGGACAATGGACATCTCATCAGCATCTTCGGCAAGACCGAAGACGGCAAGTCCGTCTGTGTCACGACGGAATTTACCCCGTACTTTTACATCAAACTTCCCGATGCCAAAACACACACGATCGCCGAGGTGTATCACGCGTTGGATAAGCGGTGTCCTGAGTGTTTAGTGGGATATGGGTTAAAGAAGGCCAAAGACATATGGGGGTTTCAGAACAACGAGGAGTTTCCATTCATGCGCCTGGACTGCGCCGACCTCGCCAAGCGAAGGTACCTCTCAAACACGCTCAAGTACGGGGTGCAGCTCGCCAGAGGGATGACAAAGTTACGCGTGTACGAAGCCAATCTCGACCCCGTGCTGCGTCTCATGCATCGCACTGGGATTGAGTCAACGGGGTGGCTCGACACCGGGGACAAGTGTGTGCGTTCGCATCTCGCACACGTGAACATCGACCTGTTCTGTAACGACTGGCGCACGCTCACGCCGGTGAAGAGAGACGACATCGCCCCATTCGTCGTGGCATCCGTGGACATCGAGTGCAACAGCTCCACTGGGAAGTTCCCCGACGCCGACGTCGCGGGTGATTGTTGTTTTCAAATCGCGTTGACCCTGTGCAGGTTTGGGAGCGACGAACCCTACGAGGAGGTGTGCTTGTGTTACAAGAAGACCGAGGGCGCCAGGGTCGTGTCTTTCGACACCGAAAGAGAGCTCCTCGAGGGGTTTCAAAGGTATCTTCGAAAGGCTGACGTGGACATCGTCACCGGATGGAACATCTTTGGGTTTGATTTGGAGTACATCATGAAACGAGGCATGGTGTGCAAGTGCGCTCCTGAATTCTATGAGATGGGTAAGTTGAAACACACGTCGTGCGAGATGCTTTACAAGAAATTGTCATCGAGCGCCCTGGGAGATAACGAGTTGAAACTGCTTCCCATGGCGGGCAGGTTCGTCTTCGACTTGTTTCACGAAGTCAAGCGAGGGTACAAACTCGATAGTTACAAGTTGAACAGCGTCGCACAGCTCTACCTGGGTGACCAGAAGTTGGACATGCCCCCGAGGGAGATTTTTGCAAGGTTTCAAGAGGGTGACCCGGTGCGTCTGGGTCAAGTCGCGGATTATTGCATCAAAGATACCCTCCTTCCACACAAGCTTCTCTCAAAGTTGTGCATCCTCGTCAACCTCTTAGAAATGGCGAAAGCCACTTCAGTGCCGCTGTGTTTTCTCGTCGAGAGAGGTCAGCAAATTAAAGTGTTTTCGCAATTGTGTAAAAAGGCGTCTGAACTCGGGTTTCTCGTTCCAGTCATCTACCAAGGAGCGCTCACGGAGGAGGGCTACGAGGGCGCCACCGTCCTGGAAGCGCAGGCGGGCGCGTATTACGCACCAATCACCGCCCTGGATTTCGCGTCGCTGTATCCATCCATCATGATGGCGCACAATCTATGCTACAGCACGCTGGTCATGGACAAGCGACGTTATGGAAACATTCCAGGGGTGGAGTACGAGACGTTCACGCTCGCCTCGGGGAAGTCGTACACGTTCGCACAAAACACACAGAGCGTGCTCCCGACCATCTTGTCAGAGCTCAAACAGTTTCGTAAACAAGCCAAGAAGGACATGGCCGCGGCGACGACGCAGGGGATGAAGGAAGTGTACAACGGCAAGCAGTTGGCGTATAAAATTTCCATGAATTCGTGTTATGGTTTTACCGGTGCGTCCAAAGGGATGTTACCGTGCGTGGCCATCGCGAGTTCCGTCACATTCAAGGGGCGTTCGATGATTGAGGAGACCAAAAACTACGTCGAAGCGCATTTCCCTGGGGCCAAGGTGCGGTATGGGGATTCCGTGACTCCAGATTCAGCCCTCTTAATCAGACACGATGGTGTCGTAAGGACCACTCGAATCGATGCGTTGGTGTCTGCGTATGAGACCAGGTCTGATGGGAAAGAATTCTCAGACGTTCACGGCGTTGAGGTGTGGTCAGACACGGGTTTCACAGAAATCAAACAGGTCATTCGACATAAAACAGATAAACCTATATACCGAGTCTTGACTCACACGGGGATTGCCGACGTCACGGAAGACCACAGCTTATTGTCGGTCGATAAGCGTGAGATGAAACCCGTGGACGTCGCCGTCGGTGTTGAACTTTTACATCACGATTGCGGGCGAGCCTTTGAGACTGAAATTCAAACCGACATCACGGTCGCAGAAGCGAAAGTCATGGGTTTCTTTCTTGGGGACGGGTCGTGTGGCCACTATGGGGAAAAGTACACCTGGGCGCTGAATAATTCAAATATGTCACTTCTTGGAGCGATGCAAGAGGCGTGTCCATTTGAGACGAAGATTTTGGATACACTGAAATCAAGTGGCGTGTATAAATTGGTGCCGATTGGCAAAATAAAAGATGTCACTTTGCGCTATCGTGCATTGTTTTATAACGCGCACAAAGAAAAGATAGTGCCTCCGTGTATACTCAACGCACCCCTTGACATCGTCAAGTCATTTTGGGATGGGTATTATCTATCTGATGGGGATACACGTTTCGACATGAAGGGTAAAGAAGGTAGTTTGGGTTTATGTTTTCTCGCTCGACGACTTGGCTATAACGTCTCGATAAATTGTCGAGCTGACAAGATAAGACAGACGTGTACCATGGGTTCGCAACGACACAATCCACTGGCCATCAAAAAGATTGAGCCACTTGGAAATACGTCGGATTACGTCTATGACTTAACAACAGAGTCTCATCATTTCCACGTGGGTCCGGGACACATGATTGTTCATAACACCGATTCCGTCATGGTTGAATTCGACGTGCAAGGGCGCACGGGGCAAGATGCCATCGATTACAGTTGGGAATTGGGCGAGCAAGCGGCGGCGCAGTGCACAAAGTTGTTCAAGAAGCCCAATGACTTGGAGTTGGAAAAGGTGTACATGCCGTACATTCTCTACAGTAAGAAACGCTACGCGGCCAAGTTGTGGGAGAAGGGCAAATCTGGAAAGGTGGAGTTCAAGTACATCGATGTCAAGGGTTTGCAATTGGTGCGTCGAGACAACACCCCACACGTGCGCGAAGTGTGTAAAGAATTGCTCGACGTGATTTTAGAGTCTTCCGAACCCGACCCCCCACAGGTGTTGGCGAGACAGCGGGCGTTGGAGCTCTTGACGGGAGATGTGCCCCATTCGAAGCTCGTACTGAGTCAGTCCCTTTCGGATACGTACAAAGTGAAGGGCATCCCCGTGTCCATCAAAGACATCGACCGCAGTTGGGACATTTCGATGAGTCACGTTCAGGTGCACAATAAGATGCGCCAGAGAAAGCCCGGTTCGGAACCGCAAAGTGGCGACCGCGTGCCCTACATCCTCACCAAGACGGAGGACCATCGGGCCAGGGCGTTCGAAAAAGCGGAGGACCCCGTGTACGTGGAAGAGCACGACATTCCGGTGGACTACCATTATTATTTCCTTAATAAATTCTTAAACCCTGTATGTGACCTGCTCGAACCCCTGGTCCCGGGAGCTAAACAAATCATATTTGGCGAGATTATTGAAAAAAATAAACCCCCAAAGAAGAAGAGGGCCCCGGCCAAGCAAAAGACTACAATCACACAATTATTTAAAAATTTCGAGCTCTCTAAAAATAATGGACGAGCTCAGTCAGAAGATTGCGAAAATAATAGATGACGAGGTGGAGCGACGGGTGCGGTCGCAACTCGACGCCGTCACCCTAGAGTATAATGAAAAGTTAGACGGGTACATCAATCACATCGCGCTGCATCACGGAATATCTAAAGACCTGCTGCTCCGTGATGTTCCAGCGTTCACGGACAGGACGCGATGTAAGGGGTTGAAGAGGGACCACTCGCGGTGTACGAGAAAAGGGACGCATCATGGATATTGCACGATGCACCTGTTTCAGAGGCAACAACTGCAACCCATCACAATAGAGTTACAGACGTCGCACACCCACGGGATGGAGATTTTACACGACCCAACGTGCCCGGCGTGTATTGAACAGGACCGAAAGAAGCTTATAGATTTAAATAGTATATTATTCAATGAGTAAATCCGATATTCTGCTATCATCTATAAATGCCTTTTACAACGACGAAAAGAATAAAGCTACATTGGTGAACATTTTGAATAAAAAGTCGGGCATGTCCCTGCGCAATTTGGAGTGGTTCATCACGAACTACGCAAAGAAAAATCACACGTCCTACACCACCGACGATGGTAAAATGTTCAGCGTGCACACCGCCTACAAGAGTTCGCTCTTGGGTTACAGCAAAAAGCTGTTCGACCCATTCTGTCGAGCGGAGAAGATTTCCTACGTGATTCCGGGAACATCTGAGGAAATTCAAACCACCGTGGCGCAATTGAATTTCATCAAGTGGTGCATTAAGAATGATATCATAGAATTCATGACGGCGAACAAGTCCAAACTTCTCGCTAATAAGCACGGGACATGTACCCACCTTTAAAATTAAATGTTTCATAGCCCGTGTAATACATGTGTAAACTATACGTCTGACTCGTCGGCAGGAGGTCGCACTCGATGGTCGTCTTGTTCGATTGCAACTGACTGAAATCTAAACTTCCCGATGGTTGAACATTCACTGGATTCATTGAGAATGAGTACGAGTAAATGTTTCTAATCGGTCGCGACAATCTCTTCTCGTAAGGGACGTAGTATTTATAAAACGTGTGGTCCGTCGACGTCATGTTCGGTAACTGCGTGCCCTGAATGTAAAAGCTCGCGCGGTCCATCACCGGGTCGAAGAACGTGTTGAGTTCGTCAAAATTCACGTTCGAGCTAAAGTTGAATCTGTTGTGCATGTAAAAGTTACCCTCCTCGGTCTCGCCCGGTTCCTTGACGATGGCTGGGTCTTCGAACTTTGTGTTTCGGAAAAACCAGTGCAAGGTTTTCACCGGGATGTTTGGTACCAATTGATTCTTAATGAAATTTTGATTCGGGTCCGTGACGATGACGGGGTGTTTCTTCACGATGTCCGTGACCCAAAGACCTTGGTGATTCATGGTGTACAGGCGTTCCTCCGCACCGAGGGTGATTTCTTCGGTGACGATGTCGAAGTGCGAGAGCGTCAGCGTCTGCGCGGTGTTCGAAAAGAACGTCTGTGGGTGAAAGGCGAATTCAAATTCAATCTTCTGTCGATGACACGCACACGCCGGGAAGTAAGGTCGGTTCGGTTGGTTGGATTCGTACTCATCCGACGCAAACTTTCGCGCGAAGAAAAAGTTCAGGGGCACGACGACGTCCGATTCGTACTCGGCGTAGTTGTTGGCCGTTTCAGACGTGTCGAACGCGAGCGAACGATTGACCAGAAATCGATTCGCCACTTTTTCGGACATTTCCGTGTACAATTCGTCGTGAAGAACGCCCCAATCGCCCCAAAACGTTTCCACCTCCAACTCGTCCACGAACATTTTCACGTGCGAGAGGAGATGCCGCCCCACCTGGTCCGCGTAGTTTCCACCCACTTCGAGCGCGGGAAGGGTGACGCTCAGGTACATGTTCGATAAGAGGTCGCCCATGTTTTTCGGGTCGAACTGCACCTTGATGGTTTCCCCAAAGGGCCACGTGTCTGGTCGATTCGAGGGTGCGGTGATGTTTCGATTCCTATGGTACTTTCTAAATTCAGAGTGACGCGGTGTCTTGTCATTAAAAAAACTTTCTTCTGGGTTTTTCGAAAGCAGGTATGTATCCTGTTTCCCGATGGCACTGAGTGCGACGTGCGCAGCTTCACCCATGCTTACTCTATGCTTACAATTTTTTGAGGTCGTTCTGCCACATCTGCGTGTGCGTGATTTTCTTGAGTTCAGCGAGCTCGCGTTCAGCCTGAGCGGCTTCTTCCATGAGGGCTCGCACCGCTTCCTCGGTGTATTGGTACGTGCGAATGTTCAAAAGGTAGTCGAACTTTCCATCAATCATGGGAAAGGTGTGTAGCATTTCTTGTTCGAGTTCGGCGCGTTTTCGCTTGAAGACGCGGAGTTTGTCATCGACCACCATTTTTACGAATAAAGCCTTGTGCGTACACACGCGCGACCGCTCTTGATACTCCTTGATGAGATGCGCTTTTCGTTTGACGTAATACTCCAGACGCGCCTTGATGAAGTCCGCCAGGATGGCTTCGGGGGTTTCGTACCGATGGATGCCCTTCTGTGGATGAAACAAATGCATGTTGGAGGTGTGAATCACTTTACGCAATCTGAAATCCTTCACGGGGTCGTCCCCGGTGTATCCCGTGATGACGAAGTGCACGTCCTCGATGGTGCTCTTGTTGGTGTACGCGCTGATGACTTTTTTGTCCACGAGTTCGTCGAGTGATTCTTTGAAATCTTGCGTCCATCGCCCGGGGGGGAGTTCGGTGACCACGCCGTTGGTCCACACACCCTCGGCGACCCACGACCCATCGGATTTCGTAATGGTACCCTTAAACCCCCTGTAATACGGAGTCATCTCCAACATTGGTTTGTCACCGAGTGCTCGCGCGATGTTTTGTACGATGTCCTTGGGGTTAAATGGTGGCACGGAACAGCTGAACCCCGTGCCGATGCCTTCGGTGCCGTTCACGAGAACCATGGGAATGATGGGCATGTAAAACTCGGGTTCGATGGCGCGTCCGTCATCTCGCAAGTGCGTGAGCACGGGTTCATCCAGAGGGTTGAACACGCGGCGCGTCTCGGGCGCCAACTTTGTGAAAATGTACCTCGTTTGAGACGCGTCTTTACCACCCATGAGACGCGTTCCGAACTGCCCACAAGGCACGAGGAGGTTGATGTTGTTCGAACCCACGTAATCGTTCGCCAACTTGACGATGGTGTCCGCGAGGGACACTTCACCGTGGTGGTACGAACTCTTGTCGGCGACGTAGGCGGCGAGCTGAGCCACTTTCATCTCATCCTTGAGGTTCTTGTGGAAACACGCGAACAGCACTTTGCGTTGGGAAGGTTTGAGTCCATCCATGACGTGCGCGATGGACCGCTTCAGGTCAGCCATGCTGAAGTTGACGAGGTCTTTGTGCACGAAATCACTGATGCTGATGCGTTCGATGTCACCATAAGGGATTTCCATGTGCGATGGGTCCTTCATCGACGTTTCCAGTAACCACGTCTTTCGGTCGTCAGCCTTTTTCTTGTCAAACGCGAGGGTTATGGAGGCATCAGTCATGGCGTCGACGTCGAATTTCACCACGAGTTTGCTGATGTTTTTAAAATACTCGCGAGCCTCTTGAGACGTGGACGTCCCCAAACCTTTGTAGTATTTTATTTTCCATCCACCGTACTGATTGTTCGCGTACCACTGTCGAAACGCGTTATCGGTGTAGAAGCTGACGATTTCACGCCCCTTGGTCGCTTTAATGATTGGGGTGACCATGCTCTCCACGTAGTTCAGCTTGAGCAGGGAGGGCCAGAAATAATGAAACATGTTCAAAAGAAGACCCTTGATGTGTGAGCCGTCGTTATCGGCGTCGGTCATGATGAGCAGACGTCCATAGCGAAGGTCGCGGAGGTCGGTGTACTCCCTGCCTTGTTGCAATCCCAAAATCTTCTTCAAGTCTGAGAATTCTTTATTTTCAGTCAACGTCTTCACCGATGCGTCGCGCACGTTCTTGCATTTACCGCGAAGGGGGAAGACGCCGTAGTAGTCGCGACCGACCACGGAGAGCCCGGCCACCGCCAGGGTCTTTGCCGAATCACCCTCGGTGACGATGAGCGTGCACTTGTTCGATTGCGCGGTCCCAGCTTTGTTGGCGTCGTCCAACTTGGGCACGCCAGATATTTTTGACTTTTTCACACCCGCGTCGGTCTTTTTCAATTGTTGCATTTCCTTGTACTTTGAGAGCGTTTGAAGTTCCTCCTGAATCCCCGAACGGAGCGCAGCCTTGACGAAGGACGCGGGTGGTTCGAAACGACTTCCAAAGTCCGCGAGCTTTGATGTGCACTCGGATTTCACTTGCGAAGAGAAGGATGGATTCTCGAGCGTCGCCTTGACGAAGATGAAAAAGGTGTTCTTGACTTGTTGTGGTTTGAGTTGAAACTTGTTCCCAAAGGCGGCGACGATTTGCGACGTCGCGTGGTCCACGTGCGTGCCACCCTTCGTGGTGCATATGCCGTTCACGAAGGATACCTGTTCGAACCCATCCTGCGACGGCGCGATGCACACGGACCAGCGGTCGAACGTCGTGCTCACGATGGCGTCCGTGTTGGTGTACATCGCCGCGTACTTTTCAAAGGACATCTTGCCCAGGGGTTCGCCTTGAAATTTTACTTTGCAGTTTGATGTCGTGCACACGTTGCAATCCCACACGCGTTTTTTAAATATTTCATAAATGTCACTCGTCATGCCACGCATCTTAAAGCGTTTCCAATCCGGTATAAAGGTGATGCTCACGACGGACGTCGCTCCTGAAAATTTTTTAATTTTTGGTGGATTGCATGTGGTCATATTATCCCCCCAACTTTGAGTATACGCGAGTTTGTTCTCACCATCTTTAATCACAATCTCAAACTTTGTTGAATATATGTTTGCCAGCTTGGCACCGTATCCGTTGCGACCACCGACGATGCGTTTTTGCGTGTCGTCGTAGTTCGTGCTCGTGAGGAGGTGACCGAACGTGAGTTCAGGGTTCCACACACCCTCCGTGGCGTGTTCTCTCACGGCGATGCCACCCAGGGGTCCATTGTTCGTGATCGTCACGGCCCCGGTGACCTTGTCCACGTCCACGAGAATCGAGCTCACGCCTTTGGGGAAGAGGCTGTTGCGGTCGATGGCGTTGACCAGGATTTCGTCGAAAATCTTCAACAACGCGGGACTGTACTGCACGGACTTTTTCACGAACGCATCGCCCTCGAGCACCCAATAAGGTTCGCGCGTCTGTTCCACGGGGCCGACGTAGCTGTCGGGTCTCTTGAGAATGTGTTCGATGTGCGTGAGTTTTTGAATCGTCTCTTTCATGATGGGTACATGAACTCGCGCATCTCTTCAATCCATTTGACCAACGCCTCACGGGGGATGCTTTTTGAAATATATGGTCGTATACGAGAACGCCCAGTTTCCCTGTCACGCAATGCGTGGAAACTTGGTTTTTTATAATTCTGAAAACAATAAAAGCACACTCTGCGCAAACGTTTGTCCATGAATTTATAGTACATCAGATTCATGTATAATGGGATGGGGTTATATATGTGTCGATAGTCATAATACGCGATGAATTCATACGCAGTATCAGTGCAGATGCGAGGTTGAATAGGGTGGTCGCACACGAAACACGTGTATTTCCAGTCAATGAACATTACACTACTAGCTCATGATTTCCTTAAAAGAGACGAGCGCAATATCGTGGGTCTCGAAAATATCCACGAGGTCTTCCCACGAACACGACTCCACCTCGCACTTGTCCACGACGAGCGCGTATCGGTGCGACGGGTCGTCATCGACCGGAATCTTACGTTCGATGTCGCGGAGGATGTGTGGGTACTCCTCACCAAGGGTCGGGCACACGTCGACGTGAATGGTGACACCTTCACCCCCGAGGTCTTTGGTCATCATCACGATGTCTGGGTCGTCGTCGTCGGCGCAGAACGTCACCTCGCTCTCGCTCGCAAAGTCGCGCCGAAAGTCCTTGGACACGCCCGTGTACACGAGAATGTTTCGCTCGGTCTCGATGCACAGGTCCCACTCGTCGAATTCGATGATGCTCACGATGTCGTTTATGTCGTGGTCGATGTCTACCTCGCGGTGTTTCCAAAGCTTGCGCAGGGTTCGATTCTCAAACTTTGGCGAAGACGCCTCGCGTTCCATGACCCGGTGGAAGAGGCCATTGGAATACGTGTCAGAGAGGAAAAGATTCTTGAGGGAATTGTGTTCGAACGACATCTTACACAAATAATGTCGATTGGCTTTATATCAATGCTTCCCATTGAAAATATCCCGCATCTCTGCCACATATGAGACGCATGTGTTCACATGGGTCCACGTCGACGTCGTCGAACCCAAGTTCCCTTTTCCAATACGTCGCCGTGTCGTCGGTGATTCGACGAGGAAGAACGTCGCCGTAGACGACTCGAAGACGACGTCTGAGATACGTGCCAAAACCATGCCCGGTGATGCGCGTCTCGAACCACTCGAGGATGCCTAAATCACGCGTCGCGCGACGCACGCAGGCGTACGCCACCACGTAGGTGCCCTCGTTGATGAGCGTGTCGTGTTGCGAATCATTCATCAGTGGTCGCCACCCATCGATGGATGTCGTTTGTAGCACGTA